TCCGCTACAGGTAAGGCAAACATCACCCCCGCAGGGGTTGCATCCACTGGCGCGATAGGAACTGTCTCTATCACGGCAGCGGCAAATGCCCTACCAGCAGGTGTCTCAGCGACAGGCGCTGTTGGCTCAGTTGTCATAAGGGCTGGCGCTAAGGCACAAGTTTCTGGGGTATCGGCTACCGGCGCGATTGGCGCCGTGGACGCCAGCGCTAAGGCAAATGTAAGGCCGACAGGTGTTTCCGCTACAGGCGTGTTTAATGGCGCTGGTGTAGTAGTATTTCTTGGCGTTGACGTAAATGTCGGCGGGGTGCAGGGACAGGGAGCCGTAGGCTCTGTTGCCGTTCGTACTGGCGTAGGCGTGTTCCCAACCGGGGTATTCGCAACCGGATATATAGGTCCGGTATTGATCTGGTCCAACATTATCCCTAACCAGAACCCGAACTATTCTGCTATTATCCCTAACCAAACCCCTACGTGGGTCAACATCGCAGCATGAGGATGACCTATGACTAGTACATATACCCCTAACCTCGGCATCCAGAAACCCGGTACCGGCGATCAGGCGGGTTCTTGGGGCAACACGGTAAACACAAACAGCGACATCCTCGACGCGGCGATCAATGGGCTCGTGACTCTAACTCTGTCGGGCACATCGTCTACGCTGACCACGACACAAGGCACCCTGTCCAACGGACAATATCATACCCTATACCTTGCAGGGTCGCCTTCGGGTACTCATACGATCACGATCGACCCTAACACAGCCGATAAGTCCTACTTTGTGTACAACACGACGGCGCAGTCGGTCATCTTCACCCAAGGGTCTGGTGGTAACGTAACGATACCGGGTGGCTGTACTGCAATTCTTCAGGCAAGTGGGGCGGGGGCCACGGCGGCAGTTCGCAATATCGCCAACGAGTTAGCGATGTCCGCGGTAAGAATAACTGGTGGTACGATCACGGGCATCACCGAGCTTGCCGTCGCAGACGGTGGCACGGGTGCTTCGACCCTTACAGGGTACGTCAAGGGGAACGGGACCGCTGCGTTAACTGCGTCCGCCACTATCCCAAGTACGGCCATTACCGGCCTAGGCACAATGGCCGCGCAGGCCGCATCCGCCGTTGCAATTACTGGCGGTACGATTACCGGCGGTACGATTACTGGCATCACCGATCTTGCCGTTGCGGACGGGGGAACCGGCGCATCTACCGGGGCGGGGGCAATCGCTAACTTTGGTATTACCGCCTCTGTGGCGGAGCTAAACTATGTCAACGGGGTTACCAGCGCCATCCAGACGCAGTTTACCGCAAAAGCACCTATCGCAAACCCGACATTCACGGGAACGGTCACGACGCCGTCTATCACGCTTGGTGGGTCAACTGCCGTTACTGCTGTAGCGTCACAGGCGCAAGTAGAGACCGCGTCTCCGGTAAACACAGTATTGATGACACCTCTGCGGACAGATCAGTCTATAAGTTACAACGTCAGTACCGCATACGTCCAGTCCAAGATCGCTGATGGAACGCTTAACGCCGTGGGAACATATGCGTTTTTAGGTGCGGACGTCGCTAATATAAACCTGTCTTCGGGCAGCAACGTTGCTGGAAGCAGCCTGAAATACGCATCACTTCGGTCAGAATACTACTCTGGCGGATCGAGCGCGGCACAATTTGAGTTCAGTGCGTCGTCGCCATCTGGAACTTGGAAATTGATGGGCGACGCGTTTACCACCGCTCAAAACAACTTCACCAGTCTATTCTTGAGGGTCTCGTAATGGAATACCGTAACGCAAAACACATCGGCCAGAACCGCATTGACTGCGAAATCAACCACCCAGTCTACGGGTGGATTCCGTTCACCTGCGACCCGACAGATACGGGCGCGCAATTTGATATAGCGGAGCTTTACGCTCGCCTTGGCGCTGATCCGGCTACCGCCGCATACACCCCACCGACGCAGGACGAACTGGATGCGGTGATGGCGAAACAGGTGCGTAAACAGCGCAACTTCATCCTCACAACCCAAGTTGACCCTATGGTCAGCAATCCGCTGCGCTGGGCTGCACTGAGCGCAGATCAGCAACACGCGTGGGCAGACTATCGCATCGCCCTTCTGAATGTCCCGCAGCAGGCTGGGTTCCCTCAAACCGTCATTTGGCCTGTAGCGCCGCAGTAGGAGTTAGATCATGGACGTTCTGGAGTTTTTGATGAAGTGGGCGGTGGCTCCAGTAATCGGTGTCATGTTTGCGATGTATACCCGCCAACAGGCCCATGACACGGACATCGCCGTGCTAAAGGCCACGGCCACGGCCAACAAAGAAGCTCACGACCGTGAGTTCAAGCAAATACAGGACAGCTTCAAGGCTGTCTTCCTGAAGCTGGATGACATTGAAAGGGCACTACGCAAATGATAAACAAGGCCTCCACCGATCTGATCAAATCCTTTGAGGGTTGCAGCCTGAAGGCATACAAATGCCCCGCAGGCATCTGGACCATTGGCTACGGCACGACCGCAGCCGCTGGCGTTGGCGTTGTGCCCCACGAGGGGATGAAGATCACCCAAGCGCAGGCAGACCACTACTTCAACATCGCCATTGAGAGCTTCGCAACCGAGGTGGCCAAGCTGCTGACGCGCGCCACCACAGAAAACGAGTTCGGTGCGTTTGTCTCTCTGGCCTACAACATCGGCCTTGGGGCATTCAAGAAGTCGTCGGCGCTGCGTTACTTCAACGCTGGTGATTACGCAAAAGCAGCAGACGCCATCCTGATGTGGAATAAGGCCGGCGGCAAGGTTCTGGCTGGCCTGACGCGCCGCCGCATTGCGGAACGCGATTTGTTCCTGACCGACTCGTTGGTGATCGACAAGCAAGTTGAAAACCGCTTCAGCGTTGCAGCCCCCGACGCGCTGCGCGAAAGCCCCGCAGAGTCCAGCACCATGCAGGCAGGCGCCATTCAGATCGTGTCTGCTGCTGGCGCTGGCATTTCTGCGGTTTCTGCGCTTAGCGGGACGGCCCAGATCGTCGCCGTTGCCTTCTGTGGCGTGGTTGTGCTGGCTGCGTTGTTGATCATGCGTGAGCGCCTGCGCAAGTGGGCGGAAGGGGATCGTTGATGTTTGGATGGCTCAAGCGCGCCGCCCTGTGGGCCGCTGGCGCTGTTGCAATTATCTTTGCGGCGTGGATGGCTGGGAAGCGCGATCAGCGCCAGCAGACCGCCCTGAAGGCCGCTGAAGGCTACGCCAAAACCAGAAAGGAAATCGACGATGTTGAAAACACTATCAGCAGTGATCCTGCTGTCCTTCGTGACTGGCTGCGTGAGCGTGGCAAGCGGGCCGGCGATATGTGACGGAACCGCCGCTGCGCGAACAAAACATGCCGCGGCACTCGCGGAGGACGGCGGAGATAAATCTATCGCTACCGGCGCAACGCTGATTATGATGCTCGACGTCGGGTGCAAATAGACAGCACGGTGACATACCGCACGTAATCCGGTATAGTGCGGGTAATAGGAGATCATCATGCCCCTTCTGAAGCTGCAGTTCCAACCCGGGATTAACCGTGAGACCACCGGCTACGCAAACGAGGGCGGCTGGTGGGACGGCGATAAGATTCGTTTCCGTGCGGGATACCCGGAAAAAATTGGCGGGTGGCAGAAGGTAATTTCATCGGCTGTGCTTGGCACGTGCCGCGCCCTGCACCCGTGGGTCGCATTAAACAACAACGAATACACGGGCATGGGCACGTCGCAGAAATACTACCTCTATGCAAGCGGCGCGTATAACGACATTACACCGATCCGGGCTACCACCGCTGCAGGGGCTGTGACGTTTGACGCGGCTACGAGCACTATCTCCGCCACTATCTCCGCAACAGCTACGTCAATCCCGCTTACCTCCACCGCGTCTTTCCCTGCGTCGGGCGGTTACATCAAGATCGACTCCGAACAGATGTCCTACGCCACAAAGAGCGGGAATACCCTTACTGGCGTTATTCGAGGTCTTAAAGGCACCACTGCAGCAACACATACCAGCGGTGCGTTCGTCGGCGGCGCGGTCATCACGGTTACCGACACAAACCACGGGGCTTATCCTGACGACTTTGTAACCTTGTCGGGGGCCACAAGTCTTGGTGGGGCCATTACCGCCGCAGTTCTAAACCAAGAGTATCAGATCACGGCCACGCCCTCGACCTCTACCTACACAATTCAGGCGCGGACTG